CTGCTGGGCTGCGGCCGTATCGGGATCCACACCGCCGAGGCCGCCAAGGGACTGGGGATGCACGTCATCGCCTACAACCGCTCCCAGTCTCAGGCCGCTAAGGATCTGGGGGTGGAATTTGTGGATCTGGACGGCCTGTTTGCCCGGTCCGACGTGCTGGCGCTCCAAATGCCCTTAGCGGACTTCAACGTGGGGATCATCAACAAGGAGAACATCGCCAAGATGAAGGACGGCGTTATCATCCTCAACAACAGCCGGGGACAAATGGTGGTGGAGCAGGATCTGGCGGACGCCCTGAACAGCGGCAAGGTGGCCTTCGCCGGGCTGGACGTGGTCTCCACGGAGCCGATCCGAGCCGACAATCCCCTGCTGACGGCGAAAAACTGCATCATCACCCCGCACATGTCCTGGGGCTCTCAGGGCAGCCGCCAGCGGATCATGGACTGCACGGTAAACAATATCAGGGCGTTTCTGAATGGAACGCCGGAAAATGTGGTAAATCCGTAAGTTTTCCGGCAGAATGCCGATTTTTGAAAGGGGAATCTGACGATGGACAGCAAAACCCTGCAAACCCTCCGCCGGGATGCGGAGAATATCTGCCGCAGCGCCATTGAAGCCTCGGTGCCGGACGCCGCCATCCAGCGGGCGCTGGCCCAGCTGCCCCCCTGTCAGGGGCGGACGGTGCTGGTCTCCATCGGCAAAGCCGGGTGGCAGACCGCCAAGGCCGCTTACGATGCGCTGGGCAGCACCATTGAGCATGGTGTGGTGGTAACAAAATACGGCCACAGCCAAGGCCCCATCGGTGATCTGGCCATTTACGAGGCGGGCCATCCCGTTCCGGATGAACATTCCGTCCGGGCCACGGAGGCGGCGCTGGCGGCGGTCAGCGGCCTCTGTGCAAAAGACCGCGTGCTGTTTCTGGTGTCCGGAGGGGGCTCCGCCCTGTTTGAACGCCCTCTGGTGCCTCTGGCGGAGCTGGAGGACATCACCGGCCAGATGCTGGCCTGCGGTGCGGACATCACCCAGATCAACACCATCCGCAAGCGGCTCTCCGGCGTCAAGGGCGGGCGGTTCGCCCAGCTCTGCGCCCCGGCCCATGTGTATGCCATCCTCCTCTCCGACGTCATCGGAGATCCCCCGGATATGATCGCCTCCGGCCCCGCCTATCCGGACAGCACCACAACGGCGCAGGCCATGGCCCTTGTGAGCCGGTACGGTCTGACCCTCAGCCCTCAGGCGCTGGACTTGCTGGAGCAGGAACCGCCCAAGGTGCTGGATAACGTCACCACGGTCATCACCGGCAGCGTGGCCCAGCTCTGCCGGGACGCGGCGGCCCGGGCGGAAGCGCTGGGCTACCGGACCTGCCTTCTGACGGACCGGCTCCAATGTGAGGCCAGGGAAGCGGGCCGCTTCCTGTCCGCCATGGCGGGGACCCACGCCGGAAAGGGCGAAAAAACCGCCTATATCTTAGGCGGCGAGACGGTGGTCCATCTGACGGGCCACGGCCTGGGCGGACGGAATCAGGAATTGACGCTGGCAGCGGCGGAAGGACTGGCAGGATTGGAAGCTGTGGTGGCCTCCGTCGGCTCTGACGGCACCGACGGTCCCACGGACGCGGCCGGCGGCATCACCGACGGCGCCACGGCGGACGCGCTGGCGGCGCTGGGCATCTCCATCGACAAAACGCTGGCGGACAACGACGCTTATCACGCCCTGAAAGCCTGCGGCGGGCTGATCGTCACCGGGCCTACCGGCACCAATGTCAACGACATCACCGTGCTGCTGGTGTGACCCCCTCCCCTGTCGGCAGGCGTTGGACCGCAGCCAGTCGCAATCAAAATTGAGATGTTCGCCTTGTATTGGCAAAAAATTAGCCACGGATCCGGGTATCCTGCTTTCTTTTTTGCCCTCGGAAAAGCCGCAAAAGCGCAGGAAACGCAGTCATACCAACGTTTCCAACACATTGGTCGCACGGCCTTTAACACCTCCGGCACAAACGCCGCAACGTTCGTTTCAACAGACTTCGGCGGGAGTCCTGCTTTCCTCCGCTAACCGCCTGATCTGCCTGAAATACGCTGAAGGTGCGCCCCATACGGCAAGGGGAGAGTCCTTTCCAAAGCGGTTTCAAATCACACTCGCACAAACGGTTCACGTTCGTTTTCACAGGTGAAAGCGGGTACACTCTTGCCTTCGCCAACAGGATCGCACACAGCGGCTCACAGGGCGAAACAGGGGCGTTTCGAGCGGGGGTGGTATCACTACCATCGGACCGTTTTGCGCGGTTCAGAAACCATGCGTGGCCGGGGGTCAGAACGGCTTTGCCGCTTTTGGGTCTTGGTCGGGTGTGCTCCCGAAGAGCGCAGAGAGCCTGCGGGACAGCGACACGCTCATGCGCGTCGCTGTTCCGAGGCGTCGCGGCCCCGCTGGGCTGCGTGATCCCATTGTTTTTTTCTCTCACCACATTGATGAGCTTCACGGTTTTGCTCAACCGCTTCGTTGGCACACAGAAAATTGAGCGCCTGTTCTTTAGTTACAGCGGTGCGTTTTTAGAACAAAAAGCGTGACTGCGATAGCTTTAATTTTCCACTTCATTTTTTACAAAAACCGTGGTATACTGTTTATGAGGTGAGGGCTGTGCAGTTTCGACCATTTGTTTACGATGCAATGAATCGACAAGTGCCGGTGGCTATTGAGCCGATGACGCCGCAGGATGCTGCGTTGACAGACCGAGAACCCTTGTGGCAGACCTCCTGGGCCAGCGAATATCTGGCCGACGAAAATTACGAAAAATACGCAGCCAGAGTTGGAGATGAGCTGATTGCTCTGGCAGCATATGAGGTCCTTCCGACTGCGCTGGTCGTACACATTGTGTATATGGAGGCACAGCCTGAGTCAAATCCTACGCTCGACGGAGGAACTCCGAAGTACAGAGGGATAGGGAGGCTGCTGATCGCCTATGGCATCAAGCTGTCCATTGACAGCGGTTTGACCGGCGATGTGGTGCTTGAAGCGAAGACGACGAGCTTGGCGAAGCATTATGAGGAAGACTTTGGGGCCGTTTTACTTCCAACCTTTCAATCTTCCGCGCCAAGGTATTTGATTGCGGACGAAGCTGCCAAACGAATTTTCTTCACCTATCTGGATTGATTTTCTGCGAGGAGGTGCTTTGCATGGATATGAATAAAATCAGACCGGCGTCTGATGCGGCGTGGTATTGCCGCAAAGATGCAGAGGAAGAACGTTTTTATGAGATATTCTTTCAACTGTGCCGCAAATACAGTGTGCGTTGGGCAAGCGCCACACCGAAGGAGAAAAGCTTTATTGAAGAAGTGACCCGCGTCACCTATGAGCGGGACAGGGCGCAGCGGCTTGGTTTGCCGCTGTCGGAGGTGCGCCCCTCGTTCGCGTCCTGAAAGTTGTTTGACCCACACCGTGACCCACACGGGGAAATGAGCGGACGGAAACAATGGAACAAACAGGCTGCGACCTCATCCTTTTTGGACAAAAAAACGCCGCAAAGCCTTATACAGCAAGGGCTGGAAGGCTCTACGGTAGTTGGTAAGGATGAGGTCACCAGTTCAAATCTGGTCAGCAGCTCCAACATTAACCGCTTAAATCGAAAGATTTAAGCGGTTTTTACTATGTTTCTTTAACTTTTTGAGGCACTTGCAAGTATGGTAAAATGACCTCGTTGACGGCCTGCGGGTGATTTTGCAAATTTTCTGCAATAAATCATTCCCGCAAGGCCAGTCAAACGCTTGCGCCGCAAGCCTTTCAGAGTTTAGAGGCTTGCAATTTTTTTGCAAATACCTGATTTTGGGGAGTATACGGGAAGTTATACGGAGTAAACGGCATCTACCGCCGCTGTTGCGGCTCGTGGGCTGTTATTTCTACCTTTGACATACCGCTTTAGGCACATAGTAGGCGTAGTGTGTCCGGCTGCTGATTGGGCCAGCTTAATATCTTTTGTGCGGTCATATAAGTCAGTCAGCACGGTTGTACGAAAGCGGCGGGGGGTGATTGCCCCGTCAAATTCAAGCTGTTTGCCGATACGGTCATTCATTCTCCGTACCTGTGTATAGGACAGCGGATTGCTACCGCCGCATACAAATTCATCAGGTTTACCGGGAATCAGATGCGGCAAGGCGATCGTGGAAAGCCCAATGTCCCGCACACTGGCAGCAGTCTTTGTATCTTTGACTTCCGGCCTGTTCCGGTCAGGGTGAGTGACTGCACGGCGTACATGAATAATTCCGGCTTCTATGTCAATATCAGCCCATTTCAGCCCTAAGACTTCTTCAAGGCGGAGCGGATGGAAAGCCAGCAGCGCAAAATACATACGGTCGGAACTGTCCACAATCTTGGTGAGGTTATGGGCCATATAACGCATTTCCTCTTGTGTGTACGGCTCCGTGACCTTACTTGCCCCGCCTGTGATTTTCAACCGCTTTGATTTTAGCGGGTTGCGGTCAAGCAGCCTATCCTCCACGGCAGCGTCAAGAATCATATTCAGAACGATTTTAACTTTGTCCTTAGTAGCCTTTGTGCCGGATATGTCATTGAATAGCCGCTGGACGTCATCCACGGTGATTTCCTCCACGGACATACCGTCAAAGTGGGGTATCAGATACCGGGTGATTTGCCGCTTGTATGTGGTGGCTGTGGCCTTTTCTATGCTGGGCTTTGCGTACACATCGAACCATGTATTAGCATAGTCCGCAAAGTTGTGCCGCTGCGCCGGGGCTTGCTGCATACCACCGCACAGCTGCATAAGTTTCTCTGCGTATTCCTGTTCCGTATTGGCACGAATCCACCGCTTTATACCGTTGATTGTAATAGTTCGGTTAATCTTCATTGTAGGGTCGTTTCCTTTCTGAAACGGCGCATTTCCTACATCTATGCAGTTTACAAGGTGCTGTGCCACGACTGGGGCCAGACGCTGGGCCAGTTCATCCAGAGCGGCAGCGGTGAGGCCGTCACCATTTGAGGGCAGTTTAACAGCGTTACTTGATGTTGTCAAGCCTGTTCGCCTCCCTCTGGTAAAAGAACAGCGGCGGGATTTTCTCCCGCCGCCTCGTGTTTACTGTCTAATTTCTTTGCTGCGTCTGCAAATATGACGCTTGGTGAAAATGGTAAAATAAGCCCTGCAATATTATCCCGGTAAAAGATTTTTTCAATTTGTTCCGGGGAAAGGTAAGGGGATAACTTAAACCATCGAAAGCCGCCAGCAGTATAAGCGGCGCTTCTTGTAGCACGTGAAATATTTTCCCATGCAATATCGGAAATATCTTCAGCAATCTTCATACTTGCATACAGAGCGATTACCTTATCTTCATCTTTGGCGGCTTGTAAGACGGGGACGCTTTTTGACTTGGCGATTAAATCCCTCGAATACTGGCACAGAGAAAAGCCAGTTAGCCCGCCTGTCTGTTTATTGTAGCCGTAGCAAGTTTCCGGGTGGTATGGGTCATATACACAATGATAGACTTCATTGACATAGTACGCTTCAAGCCGTCCAGCGGTCACTGCATCGTCAACTTCTTCTAAGATGTAAATGCCGATTTTGCGAATTCCGCCAGCCTTCCGAATAGCTTCGCGCAATTCTGGATTATGTCCGTAGCCGTTTTCCCGCCGCTTCTTTGTGCTGTTGCTGGAAATTCCAACGTAGTACATCACGTGCGGATAGTGAGGAATTACATACAGGTACACAATCCACTTTACGCCGGGATTCATAATTCTTTCAAGTGTGGCCTTGTTCATACAGCTGCGCCCTCCCCGTCAGCCTGCGTACCGGGCTGCGTACTTGTGGGGGTATTCTGTATGCCCTCCGTAGGAGGGCATACTAACTTAGGGGTAACTGCATCACTATCATGCGTACGACTACTATTACGAGTACGCATATGAGTACGCACAAGACAAGAATTACCATCAGAAGCAGCACGACTTTCAGGTGAACTATGACTATCAGAAACAGCAGAACTTCTATTTTCAAGAGAACGAATAGAGGCCACAACCTTTCTGACGGTACGATCAGAACAGCCAACAGCACGGGCAACAGCCCTCATAGAATCCTCTGGATGTTCTGCAAGATATTCCTTAATAGCCGTAGCCTTTTCCGTATCTTCCGCACCAAAACCACGGCGGCGGTTATTGTTGCTGTTCTTGGCTTTCCGCTCTACCATAGGCCATGCCCAACCCCACGGGTTGGCGGCGGGGTCTGGCTCAATCCCATACAAGCAGAAATCCGCAAGGATTTTGAAAGCGGAGAAAGCCACTTCCGGCCCCTCCGCTTGCTCAATGCCTAATAAAGCCTCGACATAATCTCCGAAGCAAGTAAAACAGATTGTAGGGTCAAACGGTGTCCGTTCCGTCTGTTGGGTGGTTTGTGATGTGGTAGTGGGCTGCGTTTGTTTCATTTCCATAGCTGGACATCCTTTCATTATTTTTCTTTTTAGCCGTGTAACAGTCCGTAGAAAAATATCGGACTACGGCGGCGGTCAGTGCGGGGGATTCCTCAAACAAATAAATTTTGTAACGGGGATTGCCGGGGTCAGGCTCTACACGGTAGGGGAAAAATCCCCTATCCATCAAATAATTGCAGAGCCGGAGCCGGGTGCATTTGAATGTTTTCATGTCGTGGCCTCCTTTCTTCAAAGTGCGGAGAGACTTCTTCCTCCATATAAGTGGAGAAAAACGGGGTAAAAGCCAGCCAAAACCAGCCAAATTCTGCATATAAGATAAAAATATTCAAGATTTGAAGCGCAATAGCGAATATTTACATCTGTATGATTGCATAAATGCATATTCAAAAAGGCTCAATTGTCGACGCTAATTCCGCTGCGGCCAGTAAGCAACACCGGGGCAACGCCTTTGCCTCTCCATAATAGGGGGAGCTAGTAAAACCAGAAAGCCAGCAAAGCACTGAAATCACTACATTCTCTAACGGTTTACCGCGTGAAAGCAAAACGGGCAAAGCGTTGTGCCGTAAGGCTTAGACGGTCATTTGTAAAAGATGGGGATTGTGACGCTTATTTCGATGTTTCCTGACTTCTTTGAACCGTTACTCTCCCATACGAAAAAAATAAGAGGGAATCATCAGGCGGCGGCGGTAAAAGACTGCGGCCAGTAGGGAATTGACGAACCTCCCATAAAAGCCCCAAAAAAAGACAAAAAAATAGAGCTACGCACCTAACGGCATAGCTCTATCAGGCAGGGGGTGAAGCCGCCCCTGACTGTCTTAAAAAAATATCTTCTCCACCAACCACCACAACGTACCTAACACAACGGCTGTGACGATGGTAGACAGGCAGCCGCACCCTTGCGGCTCTTTGCCGCCACCGCCGCCGCTGTAATAATTCTTCTCGTACTCACGGTGTTCACGGAGTTCATCCTCAATGCCTGTGAAAATGTTCCCGTCATGCTCGTAGTCGCTCATATTATCCTCCTTACAGTCCAGCGTCTTTTACTCTGCGATAGAATGTATTGGGCTTCATGCCTACCTCTTGCATGGCGGCACGGGCGGTAATCTCTCCGGCTCTCCAACGTGCACATACAGCGGCCAACTGTTCCGGGTCTGCGTCAATGGGTTTGCGGCCCTTGTACTTGCCCTGTTCCTTTGCAATGGCAATACCCTCACGCTGACGCTCTAAGATGTTCTCACGTTCCAACTCTGCCAAAGCACCGAACACAGTCAACATGAATTTTCCTTGCGGCGTGGTGGTGTCTATGCTCTCCTTAATACTGACGAACTCCACGCCCTTTGCCGTCAGCTGCTCTACAATGCCCAATAGGTCACGGGTGTTTCTGGCAATCCGGGAAATACTCTCTACAATAACCGTGTCACCCTCCCGCACATAGTTCATCATCTTGTGAAACGCTGGACGGTCGGTGTTCTTGCCGCTGGCCTTATCTGTGTAAATGTGCTTTGCGTCAATGCCCTGTTCTGCCATCATGCGTAATTGCCGTTCCTCGTTCTGCTCCACGGTGGAACATCTGACATAACCAACATTCATAAAGGCACGTCCTTTCTTTTCCTGTTGCGGTGAGTGTACCACAAGCTCAAAAGTATGTCAATAGGATATATGAAATACTTGCAATATTTCAAAATATAAAAAGTAACGTGTGTGACACAGAAAACAGGCTGTTTTGAATATGTCATTAGACTATACCCCAATGACACACAGACACACCACCAACGCCCAAAACGGAGCGCAAGCCCCGCCCCACACAGGACGCCCAAAAAGGGGTGACACCAGCAGGACGCAAGCACCACCCCCCACACCGGACACCCAAAAAGGGGAGACACGGGCGGCGGGGGTATTTACAACCTCCGGGAAAAGTTAACCGCCGCCGCTGCCTATGTCATTGTGTGATTTTCTGAAAAGCTGTTTCCAACGCCTCCGACTGTCTCACGAGGATAGCGTTCACGGCCTCCATATCCGGGGCTTGCTTTGGGTAAAGCAGAGAATACAGCACCAACAATTCTTTCTCTGTCAGCAGCACCGGAAGAATACCGTATAAATCTTCTGACCACCTGAATAAGTCAGACAGACGATAGCGGCGGGTACGGGTGGCAATGTAACAAAAGGCTTCTTCTCCGTGGAATGGCGTATGCAGTACAAGGGGGCCGTAATAGTTCATCTCTGCGTCCTGTAACGCTTCTTCAACATCGCTGCTGTCGATAGTAAACATTTCCGGGTCAGTGCTGACAGCGTGGAACTCACGGGGTACGGTAACGATATGGGCCATTGGCCCGATACTGGAATAAATGTCCATAGTAAATCCTTTCTTCTGCATAAAGCAAGACGCTTTGTTTTCTTTCGCAGAATCGCTCCGAGGGGATGGGGTGGTGTCCCTATACCCCTCTGGGCTGCGTGTGCGTTCCTATTCCTGTATCGCATGAGAAATGAAAAAACAGGGTCTTTCCAAATACACTCTATTTCGCTCATAAATGTCCTCTGACGAATGAGACACATTCGAGCTGTCCCTATACCAGAAAGAAAGTAAAAGCGATTGTAGGCCCATTAAAAGCTGTTATACAGGGATACAAAATATTTCTTTTCTAAAATACCCTCTATTTTGCGTTTTAAGGCACCTGTGAACGACTTTGTGTGCTTCAAGGTGTTCCCCTACCGGAAAGGGGATAAAAACGCTTACAGAGGCATTATGCGGAGCTGTAGAGGGCGGCAGCTGATTAGAAGTGTATGGGTGTCCATGGTTTATCAAACTCTCCGCTATACAAGCGGGTCTTGTACGGCTCCGGTATGTCAATGTTGGGGTAAAGTTTCCCGGTTCTGTAGTCACGGTATTCTTGGTTCCTCCACATGGTAAGAACTTCTTGAATGTCGGCGGCGGTCTTAATGTCTTTCGGATAACGGAGCCGGATAAACTCCGCCATTTCTTCATCCGTACAGAATACCTTGTGATAAGCCCAACGGTCTTGTTCGTCACCCGTCAGGGCATAGCGGGTATAGACAACAGCAGAAAAAAGGTCATCCAAATAGAAAAAGTTCGGCACATGCAGATGAACATTGAAGCGACAGAAAGGGAACGCCTCTTTTACTTCCGGTAGAAGTATGTCAAGCTCTGCCCAGCTGCGAGGCCCTTTCCGGCGGCGGCAGTCTTGCGGGGTAATATTAAAATACTGCCAATTATTGGCCGGGTGGTCACCCCACGGGAAATTCCAATCACACAAGTTAATATACACGGTGCTTTCCTCTTTTCTTGAATTATTGTAATGGTAACAGCAAATACAAAATACGTAAAAAATAGCGTATTTCACTACATACAGTAGGAAATACGCCTTATAGTATAGTGAAAAGTTCAAAATTCGCCATTGGTAAGGATGAGGTCACCAGTTCGAATCTGGTCAGCAGCTCCAGAACAACACCTGAAATCTTCGGATTTCGGGTGTTTTCTTTTGATTTCTGCAACTTTTGGAACCGATGCAGTTTTGCGGATTTTCGCTGACCACATAAAATACCACAGACAGAACGAATCGGAGTTCCCGACATGGCATCGGGAACTCCGCGTTTCTTCTTTGCGTGATTCATGCCGGGGCTTGGGGCTGCTGCAGCTGGGCGGCAATTTCTGCTTTCGTTTGGACAATCAGTTCTGCCAGTTTCTGTTCGCATTCTTTCTCGCTGTGGGCGTAGACATTTCGGGCGAGGCGGGCACCGTTGGGAAGTTTGGGAGAATACCGTCCTTCCCACAGCTTTTCGTTGATCTGGCTGACGCAGCCAGTGCCGGGTTTGCGGCGCTGCCCTTTGTGGGGCAGGAAGGTAGATGGAGCCGGTTTTCTTGGCGCTGTGTCTATATCTTGGAGGGATTCTGATTTGGCGATCCCTCGGTCGATTTTCGCCGCAGCGATTTTCCTCATCTCGTCTGTGACATGAGCGTAAACATTCAGAGTTGTTGCGGTAGAGACATGACCGATAATGGTAGAGAGAGTCTTGATGTCCATGCCGTGTTCCAGAGATGCGGTGGCGAATGTGTGTCGCAGATCATGAAATCTGACACGCTTACAGTCTGCCCGCTCCAGTATGGTGGTCAGCCGCTTGCGGACAGCAGCGGGATCTCTGGGCGAGTCATTGTTCAGCGGGGAGGGGAACAGCCATACAGAGTTTATTTCGGTTTTGTAGTCACTCAGCACCATCAGAACAGGGGGCGGGAGGATGACGCTCCGGTTGGACGCCTTTGTTTTCGGCTCGGACACTACCAATTCTCCCTTGACCCGGTGTATCTGCCGCTTTACCTGAAGTTCTCCGGTGTTGAAGTTTAGGTCATCCCATTGGAGGGCGCAGATCTCACCACGGCGCAGGCCGGTGGACAGTTCCAGCAGGAGCAGTTCGAAACAGCCGTCCTCTTTGGCCTGGATAAGCAGCCGTTGGATTTCCTCTGGGGAGAGAACCTGCATCTCTCTGGCCTTGGCAGAGGGGAGACGGCAGAAGTCGGAGGGATTTTTGGGGATGATCTTCTCAGAGACTGCCTTGTCCAGCGCCGCGTGGAAGGTGGTGTGGATGCCGCGGACAGTTTGGCCGGAAAGTCCTTCGCCATACTGTTCCTGTCGGAGCAGACGGCCATTTTGTTTAAGCCCGGTATAGAACTGCTGGATATCTCCGGTGGTAAGTTTGTTCAGTGGAATGGGGCCCAAGTTTAGGATGATGTGCTGATAGATCCGCCGTTCATAGGACATCTGGGTGTTGGGGCGAAGATTTGGCTTTTTGTAGGTCTGATACCAAAAGTCCAGCCATTGGGCGACTGTCATGGTCTGCCGGGGTGGTTGCGGCTCAGATTCTTTTTGTGCGGCAATCAAACTTTTGAGTTTTTTCTCACATTCGGCCTTTGTTTTGGCCAGCACATTTTTAGTTTTGGGCAGTCCGCTGTCATCGTAGCCGATGACAATGCGGCCCTCCCAGCGGCCATCGCTTCTCAGACGGACGGTGCCGCTGCCATGTTTTCTCTGCTTCGCCAAGGATTCATCTCCTCTCCAAGGTAGTCGGTCAGGAAACCGCCCACGATCTCAGCGGCCCGCTTCTGCATATCTCCGGTGGTGTGCGTGTAGGTGTCCAGCGTGAAGCTGGCCTTCGTGTGGCCCAGAATGCCAGCCAGTGTCTTGGCATCCACACCGGAGGACAGGGCATGCGTGGCGAAGGTGTGCCGCAGATCGTGGAAGCGGATGTCCGGCAGTCCAGCTTCTTTCAGTAGTACTTTCAGGCGGTTGTATGCTGTGCCGGGGGCGATAGGCTGCTCTGGATCAAAGGGATTAGGGAATATCCATTCGGTCGGCGCTGTTTTCTTTCGCTCCCGCAGGAGTTGTGCCGTGCTGGGCGGCAGGACAATTTTCCGTGTTCCCGCATAAGTCTTGGTATCGCCTGTGGTAAGCGGTTTGCCTTTCTCTTTATGGAGGGTGCGCCGCACATGGAGCGTTTCCTGTTTTGCGTCAAAATCCTCCCACCGCAGTGCGCAGATCTCACCCCGGCGCAGACCTGTGGTCACCGCGGTGTAGAAGAAATCATGCCAGAACGCATCCTTTTCAATGACTTTCATAAAAGCATCCAGTTGTGCTTCGGTGAGGATCTTCATGGGCGCGCCGTCAAACTTGGGCGGGTCAACTTCTGCCGCGGGATTGTTGGGGATCAGGTTCTGCTCCATAGCCGTTTTCAGGGCGTGGTGCAGGGTGGTGTGGATGCCGTGGACCGTTCTGGCGGAAAGGCCGGGGGATTGTCCATCTCTGGGATGTACCCGCCCGGTTTCCTGCAAGGTGCGGTAGAGCGACCGCAGGTCGACAGCAGTGATTTTTGAGAGAGTTTTGTTTCCGAGATAGGGTTTGACATGGAGTTCCAGAGAGCGGCGATAGCCGTTCAGGGTGGTGGGACGAAGCGTAGCGGCCATGTACTCGTCCAGCCATTTGTCCAGCCAGACGGAGAGGGCCATATTGCTTTCTTCGGTCAGGTCTACGCCTTTATAGGCTTCGGTGAGCTGCCGCAGCTTGGCGGACAGTTCCTTTTGCGTGGGTGCGGAGATGTACCGGAAGATGGAATCACCGTTTTTCTTGTGGCCCACCACGATGCGGCCTTCCCAGCGTCCATCCTCCCGCTTGCGCACCATGCCGTCACCGGACGGTCTTCGTTTTGCCATTTAGTCCTCCTGTTCCGCCGGATGGCAGATATGCTCTTCTTCCTCTCGCTCGAAGGAGTAGAGCCCGTCTGCCTCCAGCTCTTTCGCCATGCCCCACGCCAGCTTGAAGCCTGCCGTGAAGCTCATCAGCTTGGATTCAACCAGCAATGTGTTTTGTGCGTCCAACAGCCGCAGCAGCTTTCTGCGCCCCGCAGTGTCCATGTCCCGCCGCAGTTCCTCCTGCGCGTATTCGACCTGCTTGTCCAATTCTGGATGCGACTGACGGTCGAAACGCTTTTGCAGGGCTCTCATGTAGTCGTACATTGCGGCACCTCCTTTTTGGCAACCACAACACATACCACAACTCCGCTCACAAAGCTACTGTTTTTCGAAATGTTTCTTTGACTATTGCGGCGCAAAAAATACGTTTCTAAACCTGTTCACATGTGCATCCGCATCGAGTAGCCCTTTTTTGTGGCGGGGAGTGTACTGCGCTCATCCGCCAGCAGCTCCACGCCGGGACGGGTAGCGACATAGCGTGTGCGCTGGGCCAGCTTCGCGGCGTTCTGTCCGCCCTTGAGGTAGGGGGAGATCAGTACGATCCGGGCCATTCATCCTCCGGCTCAATGCGCCGCTGGCTCCGCACCGCGCTTTCAAAACTCACCCGACCGTTGGTGCGTTTCACCTCATCCACGGCGTAGGCTCGCAGCTCCCGTGTGTGGATCGGGTCGGCACGGAAGTGGGCGGCGATGGTGTGACAGAGCATATTCAGCTCCACCGCGCACTTGAAGAGGATCGTCTGAAGTCGGTGGTTGTTAAGATCCAGCGTGCCCTGAATGGCGGTGAGGATGGTCTGAGAGATGTAGGTCGTGTTGTCCTCGGTGCCGAGATAGCCCATGTAGAAGCGCAGGGCCTTATCCACGAATTCACTGCGGCTTTGACAGTTGTCTGCTTCCAGCCAGCCGTCCATGCGGCTGATCACGCTGGGGCGCAGCCAGATCGTGGTACTTTTCTTGTTATCATCCATTTTTCTTCTTTCCTTTCTGTGACATCGGTCAAAATCGCCGCAAAGCCCTGCAAACACGGGACTTTGCCGGATGACCGACTGCTATTATTTTGCAAAACCGCCAAACCGACTGCGGTTTGCGTTTCCCTGAAAAGCCCCGCACTGCGGGGCTTTGTGGCCGGGCTGCGGGCGCTTGCGACTGCGGCCTTTTATCTTGTGCTTTTATCGAACGGGTAAATAGGGGGCGAAAACCTCCGAAACGGGGTACGGCCGGGAGGGAAACACCCATCCCCAAAGGCTCAGTTTTCCATCGCCGGAGCAGGATTCACCGGTCCCTTTCACACATCGCCCACAAACGCCGCAACGTTCGTTTCAAGGGGCTGCGGCGGGTACACACGCCACCCCATCTCCTAACCGCGCACACAGCGGCTCACAGGGCGAAACACGGGGCGTTTCGGATGGGGTGGTATCACTACCCTCGGAGCGTTCCACACGTTTCGGAAACCCTGCGTGGCCGGGACTTAAAACGGCAAACTTTGCCGCTTTTGGGTCTTGGTCGTGGGTGCTCCCAAAGAACGCAGAGAGCCTTCGGGACAGCGATGCGCATGATGCGCGTCGCTGTTCCGAGGCGTCGCGGCCCCGCTGGGCTGCGTGATCCCATTGCTGTTTCTCTCACAGCACCGATGGGCTTCGCGGTTTTGGTCGACCGTGATTACAGAGTGCGGAAAAAAGCACACTTCGTTTTTATGCGCCGAGCTGTTCTGCCAGCTTTGCCTGCGCCTTCCGCCGCTCTGTTGTACGCTCTAATGCATTGAACTGCTGCTCGTAGTGCTGTTCCATGACTTTCTGTAAGGGAATTATCGTGTAGAGCAGATTCCCATTTTTCTTGATGCCGTTCTTTGTGATGATTTTAGTATGCTCCGTGATGATGAGTCCGCGTTCCTCCAGCAGTCGGACATAGCTTGCGACGGTGTTTCGGCAGTAGTGAAGATTTTTAGCCATAGTCGCAGTACTTGGATGACACTGGCCAGTCCTTCGGTCTGCATGACGCAGCAGGAAGATGTAGACAGCGATTGATCCACCGGGCAAATCGAAATCGAGAAGCTCGTTGGGGACGGGGAAGCAGTTTTTCACATGCTCCCAGCCAACGGGAGGTTTTGTTTTTCTCATGCGCGCTCACCGCCCTTCGTGTGCTCCTCCACCCACTGGATGAACTTTTCTTTCGGAACCACCATGCGACAGTTGATGTGCAGAGTGGGAAAATCTTTTTCGTGCATGAGTTCATATGCACTGGACGGAGCGATACCGAGTGTTTTTGCAACAAGATCTGAGTTGAGGAACAGCGGCAGTTCATCGTAGCTTTTGTAGACAGATGATTTCATTTTTGATTTTCCCTTCTTTTTTGTTTTGATTTTGATTGGCCGCACACCGTACACCTTCCTGCCCCAGACTTTCTGCGGCGTTGTCCCGTGTCGGCACGCTCCCCTTTGCGGATCTTGGCGCTGCTTCCCTCACGGTGTATGCACTCCGGCTGCGGGTATTCAGTTGTCGAGGTGTCATGAAACTTTTCACTTTCGATGTGTTCACCTTTATGTTAGAATAATTTCAAGGCGGCTTACATCAGGAAGTGATCTTTGAGGAGGTATCGGCATGGCTTCGGAATTGTACTTGATGGAGGTGGGCGATGGACGCTATTCCATCCTGCTTTGTGATGACAGGTCAATCACGCGGATGCCTGCACTGACTCCCGCGGAGACCTTGATCGCCTTTTCTGAACTGGACTATGCCGGCTACCGCAAGGCGGTGCGGTGGTTGCGGAACGAGCATCCTCTGTTTGAGGAGCGGATCGACATTCCTGTGAGCGACTTAGAGGACTTTGCCGCGGAGGCGATTTTGCTGACACCAGATTTGTGTGAGATCGATCCTGTGAGCGGATTTGTTGTGACGGACATTCTGCACCGGACTTTGCAGGCAGAGGATGACGGCACGGCGATGTTTCTGCTGGTTGCTGGACAGGAGATCCTGCGGGTGATGGAGGAACCGTTGCGTGTACAGAATTATCTTCAGAATATCATGGAGGTCACCTTTGACGGCACGGCTGGATTGACACCGGCGGAGCAGTATGAAAACCTGCGGGCGACTTACGCCGACATCGCGCGGATCTGCGATCCGGCGAAGCTGCCGCAGTTGGAAAAACCACGGTCGTTCCAGCTTCGCAGTCTGATGGAACTGCGGATGCTGGTGCTGGCGCTTTACTTCGAGCAGGACAATCAGCGGGTCTGCCGATGTGACTACTGCTGGGGCTATTTCATCCCGAAAACGAAAAAGGCCACCCGGTACTGTGACCGGGTGACCGATGGACAGAGCTGCAAACAGCGTGGCGCAAATCTGGCAAGGCTGGATAAGACTTCGGAGGATGAGGCACTTCTGGTTTGTAAAAAGCTGCGGGACAGAATGTATTCCCGCCTGCTGCGCTGGATCGACGCGGCACCTTCTGACCGTTCCAACCTGATGCACATGGACTACGAGCAGTACGACCAGTGGAGCGAGAACGCTCGGCTGGCACGGGAGGAATATGTTCAGGGGAAATTGACCGCAGAGGAATTCCTGCGAAAGATCGACACCACCCATGAACTGACAAGTTACGAGGTGGACAAGATCGACCTGCCCGATGAGCCGAGCATGTGGCAGCGGCTTGTTGCAAAGGACTTTACTTTTGACCCGGAGCGGTATTATCCGGAATCTTACGCGCATCTGAACCTGAACGATGAGGGGCCCCAGTGGAAGATCTTTTCGGCAGAGGAGCTGCGCCGCCGCGACCAACAGGGACACCAGAGCCTAAAAGAGAAATACGGGAAATGAGAAACACTCGAGGCAGGTTAAGATAACCAGCCTCGGGTGTTTTTATTGCCTTCAGCAGCGCAGAATATTGCGTTGCTATTCAGTTGTCGAGGTGTCATGAAACTTTTCACTTTCGCTGTGTTCACCTTTATGGCTGAATAATTAGAATAAATGCGAGAGAACTCGAAAAGAGTTTTCCCGCATTTATTTTTTTATCTATTTGCATGGAAAAGGAGGAGGCGAGCGGCTTGGGCAAGAGACATAAGCACGGCGGACGAAACCGCGCCTATCGTGCCGTGGCCCGCGACGTATGAGGAGGGGGCACATGAAGAAACCGAATATCCTTGACCGGGCGATCATGACCATGGCTCCCGTCCACGCGGCGAAGCGGGCGGCGAGGGTCGCACTGAGCGTGATCAAAAGCGGGTACGGCAGCTACGGAGCCAACCTGACGAAAAAGAGCATGAGAGGCTGGATGTACCACGGCGGCAGCGCCAAGGAGGACATCGAGGACAACATCGACATTCTGCGGCAGCGGAGCCGAGACGCTTACATGGGCATCCCAACGGCAACGGCGGCGCTGAAAACCATGCGGACGAACGTGGTGGCGGGTGGATTGATGCCTGCGCCGCAGCTTGACAGCGACTATCTGGGACTGGACGAGACGGCGGTGGAGAAGCTGCAAGCGCAGTTCGTGCGGGAGTTCGCCCTGTGGGCGGACACGCCGGTATGCGACGCGGAGAGGATGGACAACTTCTATCAGCTCCAGCAGCTCGCCTTTTTGAGTTACCTGATGAACGGCGACACCATTGCCCTGCTACCTATGAAGCATCAGGCGGGAGCGCCGTATGACCTGCGTGTGCGGCTGATCGAGGCAGACCGAGTATGCAGCCCGGACGGCTTTGACAGGCTGATGCCCTGCACGGTGCAGGGCTACGAGGTACAGAGCATCGTACAGGGCGTGGAGACCGACGCGGACGGCAGCGGACGGCATGGTGACGGCATACTGGATATGCAACCGGCATCCGCTGGGCAGCAACAGCGCCGTGGACGCGGC